TTAGAACGGTTTATAATGAGGCATTTTGTCATGCGGTGTTGCGATACACTGCTCTGTAGTTTGCTTACGAATATTTTCTCGTGCTTCATCTGGATTATTTTGAAGTTGTGCAATTGGTAATGCATAAACTTCATCAATAATCTTTAAGATAAATGTACGAGTAATTTCATCTTCAATTTTCTTTGCGTGTTCAATAGCTTGGTTTTTTTCGATTGCATTTTGACGATCAAGCATAATTGAACGCGCCGCGTTGCCCATACTGGTACAGTAGCCATGCCATTGTTCTTCAGGCGTTAAGGGTTTCTTTTCACTACAGCCTGCAAGTACAACACCTAAAACAAGAAACAGAACTTTTTTCATCATTACACTGAACTTAATCTGGTGGCATCATCATACTGAATATTGTCATATTTTCCAAAAGCTATTCGGTTAAAATCTTTGGTGAAATTTTTAGTTTTTTATTTGTTACATTCCATTCGAGTTCCGCTCATTTGACAGACACCACCACGAGATGACAAATAAGTATTGCCTGTGACTTTATTATAATTATGTCCTTTATGATCACTACAGCGCACACCATTACAGTCTTTGATTACATAACTTTGTTTCTTTTTTGAAGCTGTATTGTGAGCGGCACTTTGACTGCTTCGTGCTTTATTTACTGTAACTGCATTTTCTTTTTCAACCGTAACAGGTTTTACAGTTTGTTTGTTATTTTGTTTGTAGGGGCTGTAATATTCATCGGCGATAGCTGCATTGGATTTAAAATTGTCTGGTTTAGCCTTATCGTGATCAGACGCAGTGTTTTTTTGCGATGCAAGTTGTGGCTCATTTGAGCGTTGTGTAGGCGGTGGCGTTGCTGAATACGTGGTTACGCCATTCGCATCTACCCATTTATAATATTGCTGAGCGTTTGTTTGTAACGTACAACCTAATAGCATTAAACTAATGACTGCCCAAAATCGTCCATAAATGACAGAATTCATCTCCACCTTCCCTAATTTGTCACAATTTTATTAAAATTAATCTTTTAAATTCAATACTTTATCTTAATATTATTCAGAAAAATGCACAATAATGTGGCTCAAAAATAAATACCTGCACTTAAGTTCATGAATAGATATCCAAGCTCAAGTCGAATAATTTTTTTTATTTGATGATACTTTTTTTAATTCAAGACATTGATGTTATTAAGGTATGTCAAATAGAACTATTATTTTATTTGCCTAGAAAAAGCCGCTCGAAAGCGGCTTATGTATTAAGTTCTTAAAAACGCCAGTTCTGAGAATGTTACTTTGCAATAAGTGTGTTTAACTGTAAATCACTATAAGTATCTGTATATTAATGCCTTGCATTTCAATAACACTTCGCACTAACAATATATAGTAGTCTACATTTATAGTTCAACAGTCTACAAATCAGTCTACATTTTTATTACTAACTATAAGCTTGCTAAAATTGAGAAATAAATTGATGCTTAAATTATTACGACATAAATTTTCTGATGATTTCTTTGGTCTAATTGAGCAAGATAAGAAAGATTACTTGGGAGAATGACTATGCCCTTCTACATCAAAAAAAATTCAAAATATCTCACACTCGAAAACATCACAAACGAGCATTACGATGATGAATACAATATCGTGAATGAAAGTTACACAACAGGCTTCAACTGGACTTTAGACACTGAGTACGCAAAGAAGTTTTACACTCACAATGAAGCATCAGACTATGTTTATCGCTTTAGACATGTATTGAAAGATATTCAGATTGTCCAAGAAAAGTTTTGAAAAAAAATTTTTAAAACGTAGGAAAATAATTTAAAACCCCTATTGACATTATTGCTCGATCGAGCAATAATAACCACATCAAGACGAGATAGTCTCTTTTGAAATACTTAAATCGCTTTTGAGCGACTGGAGATAGAAAATGTTAAAAATCGAAAATATCCAAAACGTATATTTAAATGGCAAACCAGCAACCACCTTCTCTGTATATGAGCTTCGTGATAATACGTGGGTACATGACTACTCTACATCGGTAAGCGGTCACTGGAAAAAAGCCAAAACCGTTGCAACAAAACATTGCAAAGAAAATGGGCGCAACATTAATTTAAGTAATTGGGAATTTTAAGACTAACTAGCCCTCAATCGGGGGCTATCGTGTTTTTAAGGAAATCAAAATGAATAACTTAGAATTAAAAGCCCACGTCATCGGGCTTGGCTTGACTGCTCAAGAAGGCGCTGAAATTTCTGGAATGCAGAAGCGTAATTTTAATTATTTACAGGATGGTAGTGTTGCTGTAAAGCAAGATGTTGAAATGAAGTTTTTTTTAATGGCTTCTCATTACACGCTTGTCTTAGACAAAATGCTTGCTGATGTTGAAAAGGCAACTGTTCATAATGAAAATGATCAGACAAAACCCTCTACTGTTAAACCTGTTTTGCCGTTTTTTTATAGTTTTGAATCATTCCAGATGACGACTGAATGCCCTCATGTGACTTATTGGCGTATCTATCAAGCTGTTATTTCTCACTTAATTTTGATTGGCAAAATCACAAAACTTGATGATAGCGCAGAAATTCCAAGTGATTTTGGGATATGGAAGTGGCTGAAAGGTGGGTATGAGCATAAGCAATTACATTAACGGCCCATCTTGCAAGATTATATTTTGTGCTTATTGCGGAAAGATAGTTAATAAATCAGTGCGTGGTCGCAAATTGACATGTACTGATGAATGTGCAGTACTTTACCAACGCTTAGTTTGGAATAGACAACATGCCGAGAAAATGGCAAAGAATCCCGACTATGCTAAAGAGCAATCTGCTAGACAATATGCGCGTATTAAATCTGATCCTGAAAAACTGGCTGCTCATCAAGCAGCTCGAAGGGAAAGGAATCAGATGCCGAATTATCGAGAAAGCCTGCGCAAAAGTTGGAAAAAATACAAGCGTACTAATAGAGATCAAGAAAATAGGCGAATGCGTAAATATCGTGATGAAAATCCAGAAATTATTGCGAAATTGGAAGCAAAAAGACGCGAAAAAAGAAGTGCAGAACGTGAACGTTTAAAGATAGAAGAACCTGAGAAATATCAGGAATTACTAGAACGTGAAGCTGAATATCTTCGCAAGTACAAAGCTGAAAAACGACTTGCGGAACTTCAAAAAGAACTATCAGATATGGTTAATAAAGATGAATGATATTGTTTTATTTAATAAAGATCAGATTGAATTGGCGACAATTGATGTTCTAAAAGCTGAGTTATCTCGAACGCTTAAAGTCACCAGTCAATATTTAGTTTATATGTCGATGATTTGGGCAGAACTCAATAAACGCGGTGTGGATTTATCTGGCTTGAAAAGTGGTTTATTTGAATATATCCCATTGATTGCCATGAATAAGCTTAATCCTGATTTGGTCATTGAATTTGCGGGAAATAAAACGCTTTTATCAGCTCTGTCACGAGTGCCGATTGAACAGCAAAACTGGATCGCCGAAACGAAAAGCGTAGCGTTTGCCAAAATTGGTGACAACCAAGAAAAAATTGAAACTGTTTTGGATCTAACAAAAGCCAAGCCACATGAAATTTATCAAGTTTTTGGTGGTGAAATGGGTATCCGTAATGTAAATCAACAATATGCCCTGATTTTGAGCCGCAACGAAGATAAGAAACCGAAGCAGCGGCAAGGTCGTAGCAAAACTTATAAAACTGTTGGATTTGACAAAAATCGTGAATACATGCTTTTAAGTGATAGTTCAAAAGTAAAATTAGATACAGTTATTGATCGACTCGGCGAACTTTATAGCGTTGACTTGAAAGAGATTTTGAGACGATATTCGAATGAGATTAAGTTAAAAAAATAGCCCTCAATCTGAGGGCCATGCTTCACTCAATTTTTCTTCATTAACTCTGTGTTCATCAGCATATCTTGCCATTTTTGTATATTCTTCGATGCTTCGCTCGAATACGTTTCCGAGCGTTGCACAGTATTCGTTACTGGTTTCGCGGGAAGCTGTGGACAAACGTTTGTTGGCTTCATTGAGTTGCTTTGACAAGCTGTTAGCACTGGACTGAGCAGCAGTAGCATCAGACTGTATTTGTTTAATTTTGGCATTATAGTTTTGCTCCGCTTTGGTGATTTTTTCTGACCAGACTTTTTCTTGAATTGTCGCATCAGCTTTGGCTTTAGCAATAGCAAGTTCTTGAGCTGCAACATAGTCAGCATGTAGTTGCTTCTGATCTTTGATTTCAGCAGCTTGATGGTTTTGAATAAACAAACAGATGAGCAATAAAAAAGCGAGAGCTACAATGATGCATTCTCGCCAGTATTTTGTTGCTAAGTAGAGATAAGTCATTACACCACCACTCGATTGCTGATCCAGCCGTAAAAAAATTGCTCTTGAGTGGGGTTACGCTCAGCTATTTCAATGTAGCGCTGACCCTGCAAGATGTTAAGAATTCTAACAAGGACTTTCTCGCCTTCTTTGCCACGTTTTACTAAATAAACTTTAAGAGCATTTAATGTGACTGGTCCATAAATACCATCTACTGTGAGATCAGACCAACCACCCTTCCCTTGATTATTCAGCAGATTCAAAGCGCGTTGTAAAAGTGGTTTTGCAAATCCTGTTCCGCAATTTACACCCGTATCTAAAAGTTCTTCAGCAATAGTGGATGAAATAGAATTGACCTGGTCAAAGCATGGCGCAGTCCAGTATTGTTTTTTATAAATAGCTTTGGCCAGATCCAATGGTAAATCTTTCATATTTCCCTTGAATCCGTTTGCTCTGGCAACAGATTCAGTAATGCCATATTTTGTTGGACCGCCGCGATCCGCCGGATTATTTACATAGCCGCCTTCACGGTCGATGAGTTCTTTTAAATATTGATCAATATTCATTTTCACTTTACTCCAGACATTAAAAAACCCACATAAGTGGGCATGGAAATCAAAAACAGATTATTTAAATATGGCTCTAAATGTTTCTCGTATTTCGAGTACGATTTCTGAAAGTGTTTTACCCTTGAGCAATTGAATTGATTGGTATGCAATACCAATGCATAACATGCCAAAAATTGCAAAGATCAACATGACGAAACCTTGAGCCATATGTGAATAAACCCCAAGCTTGTAATATTCAATAAATGCAGACCCACCATAAAGACTAATGGCAACACTAAAGACAAATTTCATAATTACACCAGGTGTAATTTTGATACGTCCTTCCGAATCAATATCACCAGACAAGGTTAAGGCAAATACAGCCCCTATAACTGCCGCCATGATTTTGAAAAGCCAAGGCAAGCTTTTTAAAGAAATTGGATCATGCATAATGTTTTTATCCATAGTTTTTTCCTTTTTCAAGGCAATAAAAAAGCACCCGAAGGTGCTGTGTGATTTAAAACGATTAGACTTCAATCTGTATAACTTCTCCTTGCGGCGCTGCTCTTGTAATTTGCTGATCTTGCACAAATACCCGTGCCCCCTGATTAAACTTAGTGACAGACGTACAAGCCACCAAGCCAGATCCATCAACAACCAAAACTTTATAATTTGGGTGATCTTCACTTTGAATAGTGCCAACAAATTCAGATTGCTTTGGAATTAAATCTAAAAAACGCTGAAATACATTACTCATGCTGAACGCGCTCCACTGTGACAGATTGACTGACTTTACTGTAAGTAAATGAAACACTAACAGCATCCACAATGCCCCACCACTCCGCATTAAAAGCCAACACATCGGCGGGCTTGCATTGTCCAACTTTTGTAGTTAATGGCATGTTAAAAGTATGTTTTTCAACAAGTCCAGCCCTGGCTAGTGCTGCTTTACCAAAACTCCCCATGACTGAAGCTGATGTGAACAGGTTATTATTCACAGTCTCAACAAGTACATCACCACTGGTCCCAGTACGCTTAACAATCCCGGTCTGCCCAGTCTTGTCATTCGTCAAGCTAACTCCGTTGTAATCTGGATAACTTTCGTAATCAGTGGACTGCTCAAGCACAATGCTCTCAGGCAATAAAATGTCGTATTCATCAACTGATATCAGATTCCAAAATGTCTTTTTGTAAAGTGGCTTAATCGTGATCGTCTGACTATCAGACTCACTATAAACAAAGCCACCACCTGCGGTCGCAACTTCTTGAATGGCTTTGATGGGTGTGAGTCCTGAATAGCTAAAGCTTTCAGTTGGAACTATCCAGCCAAGCGCATCGATCAATTCCCAATTCAGACTAAGGTCGGGATAAGCGGAACGATCAATCTCAGCTTGAGCGAGTTGCACCGATGTTCGCTCATTCTCTTGTAGAAATGCGCGAGGCGGCGAAGATGGCGAATCAAGCAAAGCTGATGGGCTGCGACCAGTTAATGTGTAAGTTTCTTTGGCAAACTGGCGTGAACGAGTCCGATTTTCCAACAGCATCAAATGCTCGAAACTGTTAACTACAATTTTTAAAATCACTGGCTTTGCGTTAACAGGTTCAAGCTTCGATAGCTCAGAAACAGGAACAGTTAAATTATACGACCAACACCAAGATTGCCGATCTGTACGGTAGTTGCCGCTCAATACATTAATAATTTGTCCATTATCCAGACGTGTGACTTCAATTTCATTCACGATATGCCACCAATTTTGATTTGCCAATGCAGGAATACAATCATCAGCACCGAAGTTTAAAATGACTTTGTGTGAATCAACGTCATGACAAAGACAAAAAAAGTTAAGATCTGTTGATCCAACATATTCAGGGATTTTAGGTTCTGACCATGGCTCAACTGGATGCTTGCGATAATAAATCGCTCGACCGTCTTCCCATGGGATATCAGACTTTAAGTGAAGCTCTAAGCCTTTATCCCACTCGAACTTAAATCGTTTTTCAAAGATATGAGCGACTTCATAACTGTAAGTAATCTGCTTACGTTTACGAATCATTTCTTGCCAGTTAGTTGTTCGTAGATGCGGTAGATTTAAACCATCATCAAAAACTATATTTTGGCTGATAAATAGTCGCTCATCTTCTTGCCATTTAATGTAATAGCTTTGCTGTAGCTGCGTGGTTTCTTCAAAAATCGTTTTAATTGCTCTAACAATTGGTTTTGCTTTATCGAATCGCGTATTAGCAAAATTAGAGATGGTTAAGCCTTGTTCTTGAGCAAAAGCGAATCGATTAGAGAGCATGAAAGCCTGATTACTACGAGCTGCAACATCATGTATAGCGGTGATTGCTTTTTCATATCGAGCATCAATACCGCAGAAAATACCTTTTATAAAATTCAAATCAAATAATGCATTTGAAAGCACAAATACTGATGTATCAACTACAGCATCAATTGTGCATAAATTTTCTACAAAGACTGCTTCAATTTCAGCACTAAATGAAACTGCAATATCTGTATTAATTTCTGCATGCTCAAGATATCGAGCCTCAATCTGAGCCGAAAAACTATTATCGATAACAACACTGATTGTATTGTTGCTAAATACGGCGGTTATTTGAGAAGTAAAGCCAACATCAACGCTAGTATCAACAATCGCTAAGTTTGTCGTGCTGTCTGTATAAAGTGCTTGTATTTGAGCTTGAAAAGATAAAACGATAACACTTTGAATTTCTGCACTGACATCATCCCCGAAATTGAGATTCGTTGAGCCATCGGAAAGATGTTCAAAATTAAGAATGATGTTTTGAGAATCAGTATTATCGGGTTTGAAGTTTAAATTGACATTGTGAGCATCGACCGTGCCTTGCTTGTTTTTAAAGTCCACATACTCACTCCGTTATGACCCTAAATTTGGATATAACTTAATCGATGTAATGTTTAGCGTTCCACCCACAACAAGATTAGTGTTCGCAAGGGTGATGTCGGTGCCGACTGCAAAATCTGCCACCACACCGCCCTCACCATTAAATAAACGCGCCCATTTTGCAGTACCTGTTTTGATGACCGTGCCCGAATCTGATGGATATAGTTCAATATGATCTGCCTCAACAGACTTGATGCATGGATCTGGCAAATTGAGCGTTACCAACTTTGCCGCATTATCGGCTGCTGTGTTGGTATTTGCAGGTTTATTACTGTCATAAAAAATAAAGGTAGCGTTATTGCTACCTTTGTCGATGAATGTTGCTAAAGCTTGTAATTGCGCCAAGCCCGCGCTTAATGAGGGATATATCATTTAGGCACCACGTTATCTTGAATGACGGCGTTGAACTGTTTGTTTGTATCCAATGCGACAATATAGACAGGCGCACCAGAGTTTAATTCAAGTGTAAAGTTACCTTCGCTATCACTTAGCGTTGAACTCAATAATTGATTATTGGCTCTAGAATAAATACAAACTTTTTGAAAAGAGTAGTTTTTTCCTAACTTTTTGATACTTCCTTTAATTAGTTTCTTAAACATAGTACATGGCTTAGCTACATAGCCTTCAATTGAAATTTGCATACTAATACCCCGTTAAATTTAACAAATATCCCGTTTTGTAGTCGGCTTCTTGTTGATTGCAGAGAACGGACATAAAACCATCATCAAATATTTGCCAATTTGCTGAAGGCCTTTGTGCTAGAGATTTTAAAAAGGGGATTTTAAATGATGGAAGAGATTGTGTTACCCCTATAATATCAAAACCAATATATTTAGAAATTGTTGAGTAAGGGGCTAGTGAATTTTCTACTCCCGAATATTGTGCATTGATGATACCGTTAGCTGTATCTGTGCTTGTTGATACTAGCGGCATTAAAAATCTCTGGACTTGTTGATAATTAGCAGCACCGAAAGAATCATAAAATTGACAAGCATTTGCACGAAAATCACTCCTACCCCCTGAAATAGGATCTATTATTTGCACCCAATTCGTGGCGGATATGGAAGAATTGACATTTGAAACAAGAAGAAAATAATTATCTAAACTCGCTACAAGATCGCTAGTTTTTCCAAATCCATAAGGAAACGATGTTCCAATCGATTGGTCTAAAACCGGGAATATCAAAAATTGTGATGCATCCCCTATAATCAACCAACCTCTATTACCATTGGCGGGATCTGAAGATTCAATAAAGTTTCGAGGGTTGGAATACCGTGTTGTAGCATAGTACCACTTAAACCATCCGTGCTGATTATTAGCAAAAGTATGGTTTTTTTGAGGGTTTGATGGGTCAAATGGCATTTGTACACCTTCAAAACTATCAATCCCAGACATTGCATCACATACTGTAATTTTTCCGAACTTTGCTCCATTTTCTGGCGCACCTGGTGAACAACTATTATCCACTCTTAAATACAATGCATCTAATCCTTTATTGCCACGATACACAGCCTTTTGCGTACCAGAGAATTCTTTTTTCCATCCTAGAGGCGGCAATGAACATGAAATTGATCCACCAGCGCTAATTGCACTGGTATCGACAGCAAAAGTGAAAGTATTCGCTGTTGGCACTGAAAGTATTCGAAATTCGGTATTAAATTCATTTCGGTCAGCACCCGAAATTTCTATGACTTGATGTTGTTTAAAATTGTGTGAAGTCGCAAATGTTGCAGTACAGATACCGCCATCAACGTTTAACGATGTCACAGGTACCGATCCAAACCCAGTCAATAAACAAGCATCAAGAATATCGATTAAACATCCCCATGTATTTGATAGTTGTGGGGCATTTGTATTATTAAACATGTAAAACTTTACATTAGTGTTTTGAGACATGATTCTTACCCATAAAAAAGACCGCTTTCGCAGTCTTTAGTTAATCTAAAATGTTAAATCACACGGTCAATATCGCCACGTAACATAATTTGAAATTGATCCGATAAGACTGTGGGTTCAGATTGTTTTACACAGCGGATACACCAGATCGGGAACATACAAGCAATGGTATTGAATCGAAGTACATTGCCATTGGCCCAACCGCTTCCCCAACCCTCTTTTTTGATCGTGAAATACGGCAGACCCGTAGTAGGGTTAATCGGCGCAAAGTCTGTATTAATAGCACCTGTTGCAATTTGACCCGATACCTCACCAATGCAACGAAACGTGGTTGTATCAGTGAAGACGATGGCCCATCGTTCTTGAATCGCCCCTTTGTTGGTGATCTTAATCGCATACAAAGCATCGTTATAGTTAGCCGAGATGGCTCCCCCGCTTGGCACGTCATCCCAAATATTATTCCAAGTGCCTTGTACAAATTTAGATGTATAGCGGCTTTGCATATCACCAATAACGAGCGCCGACCCTACGACTGATGTTTCAGCATCATAGTTGTGCGTAACGGGTTTAGTAAAAGTGATGCGCCCATCAATTTGAACATCATTGATCAACCCCATATCTTGGAAACGATATTTCGCAATAAGTGGTGTGGCTAAAGAACCTATCGCAAAATCACCGCTCAAAGTTATCTTGCCATAATCGTAATCAACGACATACTGATCATATGGCACTTTGATGCCGTTCTGATCTTCAAGTTCACAATATGAGATACGCACATCATCAAGCTGATGAATCGAACCCGCAACAGCACTATCAAGCGTTTGTGATTTGCTGCTTGAAATAATGCCGATATCGCCGACTCGAAAAATTGGCACACGACCGTCAAGCGGCAAACGTGTCGCAGACAAGCCTAAGATTTCAGCATCAAGCGGAATATAGCTATAACCCACGGCGTTATAACGAATGTCATCCGCAGAATACCAATACGGCATATTTACGATGTATGTACCCGAACCATCAACATTCAATGCGTAGAAATCTTCATTGAGCCAGGGTCGCAAAGCTTTCATTGCATTCAGTTCAGAAATAGTGACATTCTGATTGATTGTATAAAAACTTAATCGAACCACGCCCGTTTGATAGTCAACCGTTCCTTTGACCCGTTCGTGATTAATATTTCCAGACTCGTCAGCGGTGACATTGATCGTAACTGGGGTACCCACAAGCAACTGAAATGATAAAGGCCGCACTGGTGAAATTGGAATTTTAAACACTGCACTGGCCACTGGCATATTGTCAGCGACTTGTATAATTGATTGCCAGGTAATCGCATTGCTCCCTGTATCACTAAAAGTTGATAAATCCAATCGTCCAGAACTCGGATTATAATTACCAACCGTAGTACCTGTGCCAGTATTTGAATTAAAACCAGTGTAAATGCTTGTACCAGAAAGATAGTAATTCTTGCCTGCGATTTGAAAAAACACACTTTCTGGCGCTACAACCATCCCAGCATTTTTGACTACATCGATATAAAAACCTGTGCTTCGCACAGGTTGTTCGCTCGTTGAAATCGAGGTCGCCTCTTTACCCAGTGTACATTGTACTGATTGTGCTGCATCAGTAATTGTAAACGGCATGGAAACACGCTCAACACTCGTGGTTTGGATGTTGTAATAACCACCACTGGTTTTGACAACGCGCTGATATGCATCACGAACAGCGTAAGCGGTAAACACAACTTCACCTGTCGTGAAATTAATTGAACCCACTTTGCGAACTTGTTTGTTTTCAATCATTAGGTAAATATCGCTACCGTACGACTGAAAATTGAAAACATTGTTGGTAAGGATCGCTTCGCTTGTGCTGTAACTATATTCTAGCCCTGCTTTGGTCGATGACATCACAAGTGTAAATTTCAAGGTATTCACACCAGAATTAGCACCAATCCCAAAGCCGTAGTGCTTAAAGCTTTCTCCGTTGATTGTTTCTGTTTCGCCCAAATCACTTAAAGTGTATGGCCCTGTTTGACTATTTCCACCTGTGAATTGGTTGTATGTAACGGTTAATGCGTTACTTAATGGAAATAAGACACCTGGCTTAAATGTGATTTTATTGCCGTTTACTGTACCTGAAGCATCACCAGAGATTGAACCATCAGTCGCTACAGTTGCAGATTTATCGACATTATCAGCTTTCCATGTGATGGTTGCAGGCTGCGTCAAATCCAATGTTTTAGACAGTGTGTAATCAATCGCAAGTCGAGTGGGTTGTTTTGAGGTAATGTCTTCAGATGCAACACTATCAGCCCAATACCAAACAATTGCAGACCCAACATCTGGCAAGGCTGAGAAAGTTACCAGTACTGTACCAGTCACATAATCAACTGTACCTGTCGCAATTCCAGTCACAGCACCCGAAATCACGCCCGAACCATTGTCAGTCACTGTGTAAGTTTTACCTTGAGCTGTAAAATTCAGAACAAAGCTTCCACGTGCAGGAACAGGTAAAATTGTGCGAACAAAGTTCAAGCTTTGGCTGTTTTGAGTGACTTCAACTGAGTCACTATTTGAAACACGGTCACGTTTTGCAATGGGGGTAAAAGTAACATTTATCGTTTTGCTGCCAGATCCTGAACCTGCGCCCCATCGAATCAAACCAGTATCATAGTTGATGGTACCCACAGAGTTGCCAGAAACTGTTTTTAGTTCACCTGCGTTATCTGTCACTTGATTGTTATCAAGCGTAAAGCTCACAGAACTTGGCAAAATTGATGAGCCGATATATGTGCTGATGTTCGCCCCAACTGTCGTTGTAATCTGTCGCGTGATTGTTCCAGATGCACCGATCATGGCAGTTGCGGTACCCGTGATACTCAAATCGAGTAGCGGCGTTTCAACCTGTGATGCTGGTACCAACTGGGTAAAAATGCTTTTGGCTTGGATTGTTGTACTTGCAACAGCAACATTATTGCGAATACCAACACTTGCATAATATTCACCAGTGTCAGCAACCAATGTTTCACGTATAATTGATGTTGATACCGATCCGTTGTACCACTGACGCGCTGTGAGTCCAACAAAATCAGACTTCAAAGCATCATTTAGGCTATAAGTGGCAATCTTATATTCAACGTCTTTGCCGTCAATAACCATAATTGCAATACGTGTTTCAACTTTCGTAATGCGTAGATATTGTTCGATTTGATTGGCTTTACCTTCATTTGAAATCAAAACGAGCGTGTCGCCTACCGCGCTTTCAGTTTCTTTGGGAAACATCACCACTTGCAAAAGCTTCATGCCTTGCCAGTGAGTATCCAGTGGCGTTCCAGTGGCCACACCGCCTTTCGCAAGATAGTTTTCTAGTCGATTCTGCGCTGCATCACGTGTATCAGTATGACTGCCTGTGCTGAAAAGTAATGCTGACACATTCGGATCTACAGGATTTTCAGAGATAAACACCGTCGCACCCATAAGCGCATCTGTATCCGCACTGGTGACACCAGGGAAAACCTTACGCATGGATACATCGCCCATGGTGCGGTCAAGCTCAGATACATCGTTGAATAGGTTGTTAGAAATACCATCTTCAACCACTTGACCTGAATATTTACCACCACCATCAGATGTGTCAGTCAATCGTTCAGACTTATAAATAACAAGGTTATTGGTTTCAATCGTCATCGTTGACCTCTGTAAATCTTAAAGTGACGTTGTAGTAATCTTCGTCAGAAATGGTTGGAATATCTTTAACAGGCTTGGCTTCAATCGCATTTTCACTATGATTAAAAATCACATTAAATTGTCGATAGTCATGCGGATACTCAAGTTGAAGTGTGAATTGCTCACTCTGCAATACAGACCATGTTTTTAACTTGCTCACGACATGACGTTTAAGCCATGCCATGTTTTGATCTGCTATCAGAGTGATTGGTCGGCCTGAGAGCTTCTTTCCTTCTTGGACAATCAAAGCACCATTGACGGCGTAGTCTTGTGACTGCTCTATCGCTTTCCATTCAAATTCATCAGACCATAAAAAACCGTCATCTAATGTGACGGTTTCATTGGTTAATTTTCGGATTAGTTTCATGTTTTACATGCCCTTTTTAAGCATTTCCATTTCACGAAGCATTTTTTCAACGGATGATGCATTATCTTCAGAAGTGTAAACCTCAGCCGTCTGGCCATTCATATTAAATTCCAGTTTTACTGTTTTACTAGTTGGCTGCTCGATGTTGGTTGTAGGTGTGGAAACATCAACATTCGGTGCAAGCTTATTCACATCAACCGATTTGTTTTTGACACTTGCGGTTAATGTGTCAGTCATTGCTTTGGCAAGCAAAGCCTCAATTTTTTGTGTACCAAAGATTGAAGTCTGACCTTTGTTGATTAAGTCCTCATATGCTTTTGCATAATAATCACCGTAAACCCCCCCGCTTTGTCGCGCCTCCATAGCTTTTGACTTATCTACCGATGTTGCTTGTGCAAAAATGGATTTAGCGAGTTTGGCCGCCTCAGCTTCGTCATACCCCATGCTTGTCAGTTTGGATTGAACATCTGACAAGTTATACGTAGTGAACTCTTTGCCAATGCGCTGAGTTTTATTTTCAGCATCGGCTTTTGACTTCGCTGCCATTGCGTCATTCCATGCGGTAATCGTGTCTTTGGCCTCCTCGCGTGCAACTTGACCCATTTCACGATAAGCATTTGTCACGTCGTTAGAAACTTTGTTGGCATGTTCATCAGCAGCGCGATTCATTTCATCGTAGGTTTGAACTGTTGCTTTGCCCGTATCATCTATAGTGACGTTTAAGCCAAGGGATGCTGCTTTTGCTTTGGCAGCAGCAATTGTAGCCTGATCACCCGATGCAACAGCAGCCTGCATAGTACGTTCATAAGCGGCCTTTAATTGATCAGCAGTCGCTTTTCCACTTGCTTGAATTGTTGAAAAGTCCGCTAATGCGGATTGCGCTGCCAATTGAAGTTGCTCTTTGGTTTTAACACCAAGACGTTCAAATGCTTGTTCAACTGGATCAATATCATCAGGCAGTTTTTGCATTGCTCGACTGATAGCAGCGGTACCAAGTTCAACCTGTTTTGTAGAAAAAACTCCCTGCTTTTCAAACTCAACCATCTTGGCTTTAGCTGCATCGATTTCAGCCTGACTTTGCGCTTTGGCTAACCATTGGTCCCATGCCTGGTAAAGAACATCGCCTGCCTGCTTACCTGTGATACCAGCCTGAGTCAATTTATTGCTTAGGTCATTTAGGTTATTGCCACCCTCAGAAAAGCTTTTTGAAACCTTGTTCAGCGATGCATCTAAATCAACACCAAATAGTTTTGCGGCAGCAGATGCTCTCGAATATGCATTCTCCGCAACCTGACCCGACCCGGTATTGATTTTGTCATACTCTGCTGCACGTAGATTTCTGGCTTTGCTGAGTTCCGCTTCTCTTAGATCAATAGCATTTAATTTATCTTGTGCCGATTTAAGTTCGGTTAAATCGCCAGTTTGCTTTGCTCGGGCAATTTGTATTTCAAGCGCAGCGCGATCAACAGCAGCTTTCTTTTGAAATTCCAGTAAGGTTTCATCTGCCTTTTGGACATTTTCCTTGGCAGTCTTTAAGGCTTCCTCTTTTTTTGCAGCTTTATCGGCTGCCTGTTCTGCCGACAACCCTGCTTGAACAGCGACTTTTCCAGAATTATCCAAGGTGACAATGTAACCTTTGGCAATTAAGTCAGCTTGCATGGTGCCATCCATGACACCGCCATTTGCTTTAATTGCAGCCTCAGCATAGGCCTGCACGGCGGCTAATTTGTCGGCTTCCAGTTTTTTTGCATTAGTCGCTTCAGTTTGCTTGGCTGCGAATATTTGCTCCATTGCAGCCTTTGTGGATGCAACAGAGTCAGCATTTCTTTCGCTTTCAGACTGTGAAGCTTCTTTAAGCCGTTGCATACCTTTGGACTGAAAGTCTTGAGCGCTTTTATCAGCCTCAGCGTAGTATTGTTTCGCTTTCTCCTTCATTAAGTCAGCGTTTGCAGCGAATTGCTTACTAACATCTCCCCAGGTAACAGCCGCCAATACTTTGTTTGCAGCACCTGCCATATCGAAAAATGCAGCAGTTGATAATTTTAGAGCAATATTCAAGGCTGTTAAGCCATCGGCAACAAAACCAAAAGTTATCGATAACCCTTGACCGATTCGAGTTAGAAAGCTGACTTGTTCACCAGCTTCAGTAACACCGCCTGTAAACGAGGAAAATATTGATAGCGTTGCTGTTATTGAGGTTCCAATTTCATCGACAATGGTTTTACCGAGTTGGTATCCTGTGGCAACAAGCTCTTTTACAGCGTCATAAGCAGAAGAAATTGCATCTTTAAATGCTGTAATAGTCGTTGAATCAATTCCACCTTCAACATCAGAAACAAAAGCCATCCAACCATCAGATATATCATCAAAGAATACTTTGATAATTCCGAGATTATCAGCAATAACCATTAATGCTTGAGCGGCTGTTTCAGATGCACCACTGGACTGATTCATCTCACCAATAAGAATTTCCCATTGAGTTGAAATGCGTTGTAAGGCATTTCCAATGGTTGCTGGAAATTGATCATAGGTTTTTTGGATGCTTGCAGCTTGGCTTTGGATCGCTTTAATGACTCGCTCGGAAGTCAGTTCTCCATTTTCTGCCATTTTCCGCAATTCGCCAGTGGTAACACCTAAACCTTTGGCCATGGAACTTGATAAACCCGGTGCCTGCTCCATGATTGAGTTAAATTCATCACCACGCAAAACACCAGACTGTAATGCTTGTGATAACTGAGTAATAGCAGCTTCACTGGCTTGAGCCGAACCACCACCGATTTGAATTGCTTGGTTAATGGTTTTGGTTAGATCAAGCGATTGTTGCTGAGTAAGCCCTATTTGCTTACCCACATCGTTAATCTTGGTGAATAATGTTCCTGTTGCCTCTAAACTTGAATTTGTAGCTAATGCAACTTGGTGAACGCCAGCCATGGCTTGTTGGAAATTACCACCATCTTTAGTGGCAATTTGAACGCGGGTAGAGAGATTGGTATAAGCATCGGCAGTATCAGCGAGTTCTTTCAAACCCAAACCCACACCGATTGTGGCCATCGCTCCCACAAGTGCGGTATAGCTTGTTTTTAATCCATTTATTCCTGATTTGGCCTTGTCCACTGCACCTGATGTTTTTTCAGTTGCGGCGTTTGCTTTATCTACAGAGTTTTTAAACCCTACAAAAGCCTGATTCGCCTGCTCAACCTCTTTTTCCAATGCATCAACTTTGGCTTGTGCGTTGGCTATATCTTCAGGCGTGGCTTTTGTTTTGGAGAATTGCTCAAGTTTTTGTTTAGCTTGAACCAGATCAGCATTTAACTGATCGATGGCTTTTGAGCTTTTATTACCGAAATCTTTAAAGTTGTTGGCTGCTTCGCCTGCTTTATCACCCGCACCGTCAATGATTTGAGTAGCCTTGGTTAGGGATAGGGTTAAGCTATCCGCTAATTCCTTGGTGCCTTTAGGGATTAGATTTTCTATTGCATTTGATGCTTGATCGGCTACCGCATCAGTTTCTTTTATTTCCTGATTTGCTGTTTCAAGTGACTGTTCAAGCGCTTTAACACCTGACACGGATGCCTGAGCGTCTTGGCCAACTTTATCCAGATTAGCATCTACTGAGGTTGTTGCTTTGATTTCAGCATTTGCAGACTCAAGACTATGATCTAAGGCAGCTACACCGGTGACAGAAGATTGCGCACTTTCACCAACATGGCTTAAACCAGATTGTGCGGTATTTGCTGTATCAGTAGTGTTTTTTAACCCATCTGATGTTTTACTTAGTGATTGCTCTAACTGTCCTGTTTTGGTTGATGCCTGTTGTGCAGACTCACCTACCTTTTCAACAGATTTTGATGTACTATCTGCTGCTTGGCTTGCAGTCTGAGATTGTTGTTTAATCTCATCAAACATTTTTTGGACGGTTTCAGTGGATTGCTTTGTATTATTGACAAGGTTCTTTACATCAGCATCCATCACCAATTTAAAAACGAGTTCTTTATTTGCCATGTTCTTCTCTTATTTTAGGTAATAAAAAAGGGCAACAATTAAAATGTCACCCTTTAGGATTTATTGATTCGCATGGTTTAGTTCAGGTTTTCAAATAGGCATGGCTGAATCTGGCGATCCACATTGGCAATAGCGGTTTCAAGTACATCTCGTTGTTTTTTCCATTGAGATAAGCCCCGACCACATGCACTGGCTATATCTTTCTCACATTCCAGTTTTGCATTTAATGCTTCACGCTTCTGGATTAAAGAAAAATAATCAGTCTGCAAGAGAGTGCGTGCCTCAAAGAATGCTCGAACCAATGCTTTCTTGAAAGAAATAACTCGCGGACTATTTCTTAATAATGTCATTAGAAAGGTGGCTTGCTGCTCATCTAATATTGCGTATTCTGTGGCTTTGGCATATCCACCGTGTTGTAAAGGCTCACCCTTTCGGATTTCAAATCTGATAGGGCCAAGATCTGCAAAGTCAGGACGATAAGTTCTAACCAACTTGATGACGCTGGCATGCTGTAATCCAAGTCCAATCGCAATTTGTAATGTTGTTGTATAAGGTTTTGAATCCTTAACATCAACAAGTTTTACAGGGTTAAATTTCGCATTCATTTAAATCGCTCCTTACATTAAAACAAATACCTGAATGCAAATTCGATGGCATTTGTCATGGTTTGCCATATTTCAGGCATTAAAAAAGCCGACTTGTTAGATCGGCTTCGCTTGGTTAAATCTTAAATCTTGTCAATAGGGTTTGGAATCCTTACAGGGGTAATGCTGTCAACAGACAAATACTCCCTGTAGGTGTTGACATTTGGGCATTAAAAAACCACCCTAAGGTGGTTTATGTTTAGTTGCGTCTTATTTAGCTAAGTACCATTCCATTGTGTGCAATGGCTGACCGCCTAACTTATCATAATGCGTTAATCCAGAACCCCATGCAAAGCGATTTAGAGCATTTGCAGATGTCGCCATTTCTTGAGCCATGCCAACAACTTGAGCAGCAAATTCACTCCGCAAAAGACTTAATGCGGGATATAAATCATCACGAACAAATTTACCGAATTTAGGTGCATAGTACATCAGTGCTTGAACATCAGAATTTTTCCAGTATTCGTTTCGAGTTTGCTTATCAACATTACTATAAAGCGCGATCAAATGATGAACATACTCCACGGCGACGGGTATCGCATCGTAAGGAATTTCTTCAATGTGATCTACACCAAAACGCTGATGAATCAACTTCCATGCTTCATTTACATTCAGATGCTTTGTTTTGGTTACCAACAAGGCATGGGCTTCATGCAGTGCTGTACGTTCTGATTTGTGGGTTTTAGCAACTGGTGCGCCAACCTCTTTGTCCAGAACATCAAGTACCCATTTTCGGAACAATTTTGCAATTGCTGTTTTTGCAAAAAAACCAATTGCATGACAACCACGAGTATTAAAAACTCGAACCTCTTTTACAGAGTTTCCATTGCCAAAACCCTTGACACTCAAATTGAGGGTCAAGGTCATATTGCTATTAAACTCGTCTTTATTACGCTCATAGATTTGAGTGATAGCATCTGACTTTGCATAACCAAGTGCTTTAGCTAATTCGCTTGCTGTTAACCAAATTTGACCATCACGCTCTATTGGCGAAAAATTTACATCATTAAAACTTAGTGCTAGACTACCCATGGTTCATATCTCACAGTTATGACTTCAATCAAGCTCCGCATCCGCCAAGATTCAGGGGCTTTTTTGTTGTCTATTGATTTCATGCTTTCGCGTTTTTTCTATTTTCTATTAATAATTTAACTGCTTCATTCAAGAGAAACACAATTGAGCGCTTTTCTAGATCAGCAATACTCTTAAGTTCTTTATGCAAATCGCTTTCTAAACGACCTTTCACATATACAACTTCCATAATTTTCTCCATATCCCCACATTGGGTACAAATAAATAGTACCCATTTTGGGTCTATTGGTCAATACCCATAGTGGGGTTATTATTTGTTTTATTTCGGTCAATTTTTTATGAGTGATGATCAGTTAGAAGTTGTAACCCTTAAGGTTCGTGTTTCGCCTGAATTCAGGGAGCAAATAGTAGCTACAGCAAAAGAGAATAATCGCTCAATGAATCAGGAAATTGTTTCCCGACTCGAAGATAGTTTTAACCCCAATTCGGAAATGGATGAATTTATTATATTCTTAGAAGAATCACTCAAAGAAAAAACCGATAATGAATCAAACAAGATACTCGTTAGTCTTTTGAAAAATTGGCTAAAATTTAAAAAAGCACCCTAGGGTGCTTTAGTTTATAAACTGATTTTTCTTTCTTGATCATCCAAATCATCAAGATAATTATTAACCTGCTGTCTGAACTCCAATGGCCTTGCAATATATGGAATTGGAGCATGAGAACCACCAACACCCTTGACCACAATTGATCCAAAGTTAAACATCCGCCCAAGTATACCTTGATGCACACCAAGACTTTCAACACGATTAACTTTTAATTCAATTGTATTACGGCGAATTAAGTCAGACTTCGCAATTATTCGCCTATTAGTAAGAGCTAATTCAGTTGTGATTACGTGTATTGCAGCAACCGCAATCAAAACACCTCCAACCACCACACCAACCAAGCTTTTTGAACCAAAGGATGAGATGATAAATAGTACACCAAACAGCAAATACCAAAATTGTGATAACCAAGTTACTTGCGCTTTTATGATTACTTTCTCATCTCTAGCGAGGTTTTCTTCAATATAACTACCCATGAAATACTCTTAGTTGTTTTAAGATAAATTTAATATTTATCAAGTTTAACCAAAACAGCATATTTATCAAAGTAATAATTTATATTGATGATTTTTTGCATTAACTACACTTGGCTTTCCAAAGGCTATTCATAATATTGGCTGTATAAATGGAATCATTCGCATCACTTTCTATCGCGACAGTTCCATCATCAGGAAAGTAAATATAACGACTAAATCCAACATAACCGCCCATGCGGTTTTTAGAATTAACTTCACCACAATTGCCATTTTGATTTCTAAATTTGGCTGAATCAGGATCTAGTAATTTCTCCCTAACTTTGGTTTCAGCCAAGGTGATTTGTGCTTTTTGGCTCTCACTTTGTTTTTGTGCAGCAAGTTCGTTTTCCTTGATACGACTTAATTCGGCTTGAGCCTTTTGCTCCGCAATATCTTTTTTAACCTGAACTTCAGCAGCTTTTTCTTGGCTAATTTTCTGCTTATAGGCAATTTCAGCTTGTTTTAACCGTTCAGTATCCGCTTTATTGCTTTGTTGGATAAAGTAAAACACACCAACCAATATAGCTATTACGCCAATAATCCAATATTTCATTCTTCCAACATACTCCCACAAAAACGGCACTTAATAGCCGTTATTTTTATTTTCTCAGAACAAAATGGGCAGTCTTTTAATGCCGCCTCATCCTCGTTCGATTTGTTTTCGGCGTAATAACTAAAAGCGTCCTGAGCTATTACAGGTTTGTTTGGGCTGTTTTCACGGCTTATCACTGGCGTAGGTTCAACAAAAGTCTTTTGTTCTACAATTTCAGAATCCTTAAATGGCTCAAAATTTTTCTTATCTTCTCGTAAAATTTCATCTTCTGCATAAAAAGCAGTGAATATCAATATCAGACTAGCAACAACCAATACAGCCCAACCTGATTGAAGCTGAACAGAATCCACAATAGTGTGTGCCAAGCCTGCAAAGGGATTATCTTTTAAAGTGGTTGCCATTTCTTTCTTTGTGCTATGAAAGATGCTCACAAAGCGATACAGCATAAATAGCAGTATCGCCAAAGATATACCGCCAGTTAAGGCCAAGGCACGAAATTGACGCATGAAAACAACAACAATAGAAACAATGGATAGCCCAATAATCACATACCCATTGGCACTTGCTAACATATTAATTGTTCCCATGATTGGAATGTTAGCAACTGGCATAAACACACCAATAAATAGCAATAAGGCTCCAATCACCCCAATTGTTTGCTGCCTATCGAGAGTCATCACTTATTCTCCCACAAAATCTTAACCACCTTTCCTTGACATAAGATCACTGTGTATTGCTGCAAATCGATATCGTATTTATATTCCGTTGCTGCACAGTAAAGTCGACCGTCATTTAAAACATAGAATCGCGGCTTTGGTCGCCCCATTTTATCAATCAATGAAGATTCGCTATCGCCTAATGACACTAATTGCCCTGATGGTGTTCTCATTGCATTACTGGTTCTGTCAGCAAATGCAAATGTAGAAGATAGTGCTAGAGCTAAAATAAGAAATTTGTTCATGTTATCCCCCCTGTTTTTGAGGAGAATAGCACAAACCTAATCTGATTTAATATCATCCAGATACTTTTTAAACTCTCTCGCTGCTGCATGTTGGGCTACACGCATAATTCCTGCTTGCGTAGAAATATTTCTCTTATGAGCTTTAACAACAGCATCAAGATAATGCTTATATGCACCGTATGACATATTCATAATGCTTTCATGTGAATGCCCTGCTGACACCAATAGTTGCAAAGAATCAAACCAAGAGTCAGTATTTTCAACTTGTTTAGCCGATCTGCCACGGCGTTTCACAGGCTTTTCATAAAAATAAGCCTTATTTGCTTCTAAGGTTTTTCTTAGCAATTCAATATAAATTTCTGGATTACTAATTTTTGTTTTTATGACTGAATCAATATCTAAATCAGTGACCAAGTTAATCATTGAATAACATTGAACTTCAAATTTAGAAATTATGGTTCTCAAAATCTCATCTGAATAGACTTCTATATTGTTTAAACTGGTTTTTATTTCTGATGAAGTAACAAGCCACAAATCAAAATCTTTCATAGTGATTTGTCGAACATCAAGATCAAAATCACCAACATTGAGTTTTAGTGGTCGATTAGATGCAATATAAAAGTCATTCACCTCAATACCTCAATTAGTTTTACCAGTGACGTAATAATTGCAGGTATAGCGAATAAACTAACCACCACCAAAATCCAGTAGCAAAAATGTCTTACAGACTTGTGAGTTTGAATAAGCTCTAATGCTTTCACTATCCAATCTCCAATGTTAAAATCCATATATGGTTTACATCCTTTCAAGCAAGGTTGTGGACAACAAAAAAGCCCATCGACTGCGAATCGTGGGCTTTTTGCTTTTTTGAGCTTAAGGAGTTGCTGGAATCGTCACAATATGACCATAAAGACCTAGCATATCATCAGATGCTTTCGATACATCTGCTAATGCCTGCCCCTCAATTTGATATTGACCCAGTTCTTCATGAATCAAAGCGAATGTGGTTTTTGGAGATTTCTTGGTGCGCCATAAACGTACCGCAATATTGTCACCATTGGCCGTATTGATGCCTTTAAAAAACAACTCATATTCTTTATTGAAATCATTGGCCAGAGTCGTTTGAGTCACTGCACCAGTGGTATAGGTCGCTAAAATCGGCATAGTCAAACCAGCAATATCTTTAAAGATTACAGTGCCGAATTTTGCATCAACTGTGTATTTGCTTTCTGGAATTGTTGCGGGTGTGCCTGATGTTGAATCTGTGAATGAAACTTGAGAGAGATTGTAACCATCAAGTTTAATTTCATCACCTGCCAACACAGTCCCAAGTGATACTGCTGACTTAGTGGTGCTTACAATTGAATGGTTTTCACCAGACACAACGTATTCCAAGTTTTTTTCGTCTAACTCTTCAATTTGACCCGAAAAGTTGACGGACGTGGTTTTAACCATGGTGAAATCGGTGCTGCGCTGACCTGACATGCTTTCCTGATGCTCAACAACATCTGCATCAATTTCAAGCTCAAATTCAGGCATGTTACCAATTTGACGCATAGCACCAGCTAACCCATTAGCAATTGCAGACAGATAAAATGTTCCCTGCAATGACATGTATTTTTTAGCCATCTACTTTAACCTCTTTGGTTGCTTTACTAGATACGGCTGGCTTAGCTTCAGAAGTTTCTTTGACTTCTTCAATTACACCGCGCTCCAACAAATCTTGGATCTGCGCATCGCTTAAACCGCCAACGATACTACCCGAATGAAAACGCCCGACTGATTGCCGGGCGATGTATTGTTTATCCATGTTTTTACCTATATGAATTTTTTGGATTCAAAAATTGCTGTTAAGTACGCAAACCCAGTTGAAAAGCCTTCTCTCACATCAATCAAATCGAGTGGTCGCACACTTGATGGCGACTGCCAACCTGACAACAACTCAATTACCTCTTCTAGCAATTCACCCGCCTCATCAGTCACAACATTTCCATTGGTCATTTGAGATTGAGGATTTCGACAAGCGACTGTAACTGCCCAACGGATGCCCAACATATTGACCTTAGAATTTCCAGAGCTATCAACCTTAGTGATTCGCTGAAAATTGACATGTGCTGCTGGGGTGACCTGCGACATTTCTGTGACTTTGACCGAGTTCAACGGCGTATAGATCTGCTTAAATGCTGAAATTTCTTTTAGCTTTTCCGCAATCTCGTCACGCACTGCAAAGAAATTAGACAAGTATGAATCTCCCAATAATGTCTAAGATATTTTCCTCATCCTCAGAATTAATACCAAGATAAGTGCGGGGTGGTATTTCAACAGACTTCACTTTGCGCCAGTTCCCTGCCACATTGAAAGTAAGGTATTCAGCGGTTTTGGGAAGAATCGCGCCTCCAAAATGCATCATAGCTGCATACTCCTCGCCAGAACCCCATTCCACACCGTTTGACAATGTTTGGAAATTTAGGCCATTCATTAAACGGCCTGTATCTCGAAGCGTTTGACCACCTTGCAGTTGCGCCCTCCAAGATTGTTTCCATGGATTACCGTCAACATCGTTTTGATTTACAAACCGCATCTGGCTAGAGGAAACGCCATATCCACCAATTTCGGTAAACATCTCATCTTTACGCTTGTCAAAATCAGCGAGTTGTTGAAGAACCTGCATCGCTACAGATTCACCATCAGCTTTGATTGAGATAAAAGCAGCCATCCCCACCTCACTTGACGCTAGGCATCATGTCCAAAGTCGCATCTCCAAACACACCACCCTTATAAGTAGTGCCGATTGGCATGGTTGATGGCGCATTGACTGGCTTTTCTTCAGTAACTTGATTGCTTTCATTGAGGATATTTAAAACTGCTTTTCCGTCGGCAATGCGCTTTAGAAAGTCGATCTCCGCTTTGTAGCGGTTTTCGACCTCTTCAGTAGGTTGCTGAAAGTAGAGTCGATAACGGGCTATATTGCATGCCACTCGTTTTAATGTGCTTGGCACACTCGGTAGTGGTAATTGGTACTTCACAGCAATATAGCTATCGATTTCTTCAGCAGCATCTTGCAACGCATCAGCAATAGAACTTACCGATGTCTGCATGGCTTCCAGATTGGCAATTTCACTAAACCCAAATCGTGCTTCAAGATCTTGTCGAGTTGCATACATATGACACCTACTTGGCATCATCTGCCGCTTTTGATGTTGGCTTCTTCGCTGTAGTGGCTTTTAACTGCTCATCAAGTTTTAACAACTGAGCCTTCAAATCCGCGATTTCGGCTGCATCTTTGGTTTTTTCATCAACCAATTTCTGATTATCGGCCTTCAAATCCGCGATTTCGGCTGCAAGTTGAGCTAATTGAGCTACTGTGCCATCAGCTTTGGATTGCGATTCCTCTGGCGGCTTAAATTCTTCAATAGCACCAGAATCCAAAAGGGCTTGAAGTTGTTTAGACTCAAGCCCTTCAATTTCCTGTCCTGGTCGAAAATGACCAATAGACTGTTTTGCAATGTACTTTGGCATTTAAGCCTCCTTAAACAAAGCCACGACCACCAACCAGACCATTCTTGTTGTTTGGTACGGCAAGCGGTGAAGATTCACCCAACATCTGAATGCTAGAAGGATTTTTTTCCTGCCACTGGCTTAAGAAAAACTCTAAAGGCTGGCCAAATGCTTCAATGTTTTGAATTGCGCAGTGAGCAATCCAACCGTTTGCATCAGAAACCAGACCAAAGAAGTCTTCAGGAATAAAACGCTCTGACACCCCATTTAGGTTGTGCGTTGCGTCATAAGTCCAAATCTGAATGTTATCAATATTGCCACGGAACTGCGGTTTTGATGGATCATCAAAAGTTGGGGTGATTGGCACACTGATCGAAGCATAAGGTTTAATGAATTTTTCTTTAAACTCTTCGTTCTGCATCAATGAGTTAAAAACCTTTGACGATGTGAGCGCCAAGTTTGGCGCGACACCAGCATGCTCAACTGAAATATTGATCATCGATTGAATATCTTGCACAGGTGTTGCATTGGCCTGATTCCATTTTACCAATGGAGCAAAATTACATGCGGCATTACGCTCGTAATCGACCGTATATGAAGGGAAATCAGATGATGCAAACGTGGTCTTTCCATACAACAAGACATCGCGAGAGATTAAGAGTTTTCGGTTCTCGATCGACTGGCGTAGGTGAATTGCCTTTTGAGCCTGATCAATTAATAGTAGTTCAGCGTCACTTAAGCGATTTGACCCTGTCGCCACAATACCGTAACGACGCAATTGAGTGACCAAGGCGGTATCTTGGACATCACTTGGCATGACGGTTACCATTGGCTTTAAATAAGCTGGCTTTACAAAACCAACTTTGCCTGATTCTGCCACATTGATTTGTCGACCAGCGACATTAGGCATCACGAACGGTGCTAGTGGAGTTGCAGTATTCAGCTCACCCACAGGAACTTCTTTTTTGTTATACGAAACACGTTGAGGGAAGAACTTATCCATCAACCAAGTATCCACCTTTTTAGTGGTGTCTGTTAAAAGCACGAGTTGTGGAATATCCAATAACTCAACTGGTGCATTTTGAAATGTAAAGCTAGTGCTCATATTTACCCCACGACTTTGCGTAATTCAATTTTGTTGTTAAGGCCTTGCGCACGCACTGCATCGTATTGAGCTTCAGTCAGTTTTGTGCCATTTACTGTAACTACGGCTAAGTCGTAAGCACCTTGCACGTAGATGGGCATTTCAAGTCCATTGTTGGCGTGATATGTCGATTGTTCTGCTGTCATGTCTCCCACCACAATCGCTTGCCAATCTCCAACCACACCTGATGTGATGGCTGGATGCGTTGCGACGTTCGCAGCACTGACTGCCACAAGATCACCGCGCTTGTAAGCAACCCCTGCGGTCGGCTTCGCATTTTCAGTACGAACACCATCACCAACCACCAGTTGGCGACTTTCGATTGTTTCTGTAATTGTTTTACCCATGATTAATTACCTTTATGTTGGGCTGCAGCAAATTGATTGAAAGCATTGTCCAATGCCGATCCTTGTTGCTGTTGACCAGTACCACCCTGACCACCAGTAGCTTGATGATTAAACAAGTGCTGTAGGTGAGCTGGAACGATGTTAGTTTGCTGTTGTCCCAGCGCAGCGGGCTGTTCTGGTGTCTTGCTTGAAAACTGACGCAGTTGCTTTGCAGTAAATGCAAAAGTTGCATCATCCATATTTGTATATGCGGTTTTATCTTCAGCACTGAATTGAACTTTTAATTCAGTTTCCAAAGCCTGAATATCGCTTGTACGTTTTTCAGCTTGAAACTTTTTAAGTTCTGCCTGAGCTGCATCACGCTCTTGTTCAGCTTGTTTTTGAGCAGCCTGTGCTTTTTCTAATTCGGTCACGTTGGTGTCCTCTTGGTTTGGTTGATTTGATTTACTTGTAAACGCTTCGATAGACGTATTCTCATCTGCTCCGAGTGAACAGATGGTGAATTCACGAATACGATTCTTACGAAAAACCACAATTGGCCCATTAAAGTCTTGGCCATTCACAGTGACGGTTTGTCCTCGGGATACTTCCTCCACTGATCCCGGCTTTATGTACAACGACATCTGAAATGGAAATTTATCATCAGCATCTTTGACAATTTTCTGAGCATCATCATTTGTCAAAAAATAACCTGATACTTGGATTCCTTGTGTTGTGTTGAATTGATCAACAACCCCAATACGATTAGCGCCATGCTCTTCTAGTAGCGGAGTTACTTTGGGAATCGAGATGCCATCTAAATCAAAAACAACCCCATCACTACCCCAGTACCAGTGATCAGTCACACGTCCACCAGAATAGGCTGTACCTTGAAATGTGCGTTTTTGACCTTCGGTACCCACAGGAACTTCAATACCAGACACTGAAAACAGTAGTGTCTTTGGATCTAAATCCTTTTTCATATTTCACCCATTAAAAAAGCAGCCATATGGCTGCCTCTTGATTAGAATTAATTAATTAACTAAAGCACGTAGTGTATAAATCAACTGCCCCTTGATGGTTTCAATTTTTACAACTTCAAATGACAATCCAATTGGAAACAGTACACCCCGACCCGCATTCAACATATTTAGATCAATACCCAAACCAGCGGCATTTTCTAACTGAAGAACAATTTCTCCACTAGTTTCAGCAAAAAGCATTGGATGATCCAATGTGACTGTCTTACCCACTTCAAGCTTAGAAACATAAGCAATCGTGCTAGATCCTGATACTGTTGCGGTTGTATTAGCTGCGACTGCATGAATAGCCCCCATATCAGCAATAAGCCAACGTCTAAGAACATCGTCAGCTAAGCTGATTGGTTTCTGAGATAAATAAGCTGTTAAAGCTGAATCATTCCCTTGAACGTAATCAACTAAAGTTTTAATTGCGCTTGGCCTGATTGTTGGATCAAGCGGGACCACTGTATTGGCAATCGTATCGAATAGCTCACGGCTGCCTTTATTCATGGGTGCTAGCAGGCTAGTTAATTGCTTACTAGCAGTCCATTCGGCTTGAATTGACTTCTTTTGATTCAGTAATTCATTTTTATCCAAAATTGAATCAGCAATCTTTTGATCAACTACCGCCTGCATTTCACCAAAAGTTAAAGGACTGGTAGACCAGCCCAAATCCTTAGCAACCTCTGGTAAATCCTCATCAGAAGTAATACCAATTTTTTTCGCTTGTTTCTCTGTAAGTGCAATTACAGTGCATCTGCACATGAACCCCCACGGCGGGTAGTACATGAGCCAAAATGGATCGTCGATATGGCGAATAATACGATTAAGCGCAATATGTGTTGGTCTCACACGAGTATCGTCAATCGCTGAATACATTAAATAAGGGCGTTTAGCCTTATTTTTCTGCTGCTGAGTCCAACGACCGTAGCCATACGCTGTTTGAATGTTGGTCCTAAAAACATTCTTTAAATATGGTTCGCTTAAAATGATTTCATTTTCTTCAACCAACTTTTTAAAGTCGTTGAATGTTGAACCGTCAGCAATCGCCTTATTGACCGCTTTCATCACCGTTTCAATCTGCTCAATGCTAGACAAGAAACTCACTGTTGTCGCCATTTGACGAGTTTTCAAATCCATTGAATAGAACTCATCTGGCAAGACAATTTTACGTGACTCAGCAAACTTTAATGCTTCAAGAAAAGTGACAGGAGTCATTTATCCTCACTTGCTGTGGTATATCCCAGCACGTCAGCCGCATACAAAGCTCGATCAAGGTTGGTACTAAACTGCGTCTGACTTGCACCCGGCATAAGTTGCATCAAGTTAAAAGCCAAAACTTCAGGCGTTTCACTTGATTGAATCAACTCATTGATCTGCTTTTGACTCAGTAGTTGTATGTTGCCCTGTTCAGTTGTTAATTCTTCAACCTCTTGCTGTTCAACACTCAACTTCTTCACATCAGCAGCGAAAGAAAATGCACGGTTGGGTAATGCATTAAAGTGCTGTGCAGGTAGGCTTTGCTGCAATTCAGAAACATCACCGTCCTGTAGTCCATATTCACGTTTGAAATACTGAGAACTAAGGTTAGCACCCGCGTTCTTTAATTTCACATCACGATCAGCTTTATCAGCATTAAGCGACTGTTCATCGCCTATGGTGATGATATGCCGCTCCCATCCATTCAATGCACATAACGCATCAATGATTGCTTGAATGGTTGATGTAATCATTCGGATATCAGCATTCACCTTGTTATTCTGCACTTCAAGATGAACCTCTCCCAATGCACGACTACCAGAATTATCCGTACCACTGGTAAGCGTTTGCCCTAAAATAACCTTTTGGATGCTTCTCTCGATCTTCTTGTCAAAAGATTCAAATGCTGCCGATCCGCCATTTCCATTAGATGAGGCTGTAAGAAGTGACACTTCATCGTTTTTATCCACTGAAAGTACCGACGCTGCATGTGCCGACAACAAAGCATCTTTTAAACCTTTTGTGTTGGTTTGTGACTTTCCAACCAATAGTGGATTCCCAAAACGCTCAACAAATTTAGCCCAAAATTTTGTTGTTCCATTTTTAAAGAACCATAACCAATACAAACGACTAAATAATGCTTCCCCATATGGATTTTCATAACTTGGCTTACATTGAGTTAAGAAATGTTTAAACTGCTGGTCACACTCCACATCACGATGCTGATTGTTGTACATTTGAAGCAACATCAATCGACCGTCATTTTTTGGCTCAAACCACTGCATTGGCTTCTTACCAATCCATTTCCAGCCTACAAACGTGGTAATGTTAGGACCTTCAATAAATAATGATGGTTGCTCAGGTTTTGTATAAACTGCTTCTAATACAGAATATCCATACCAACGCGCATCCTGAGTTCCAAGACTTAATTCGGACCACCATTTTTTTAACTCACTCGTTAAAATCTGCGCTGGCAACCCCTCACTCGGCTCAAGCTTAAAAGGAGCTGATTCAAGTTTGTCTTGACGTTTTTCAATACATTGATAAATCTCATCGTCATACATCAAAACACTTAAGCGATGCCGAGTTACGCCTGCCTTTCTTAAAACCTCATCCAGATCAGGCATTTTGGTTAAAAAATTTAGGAATGCGATTTCAGCTTGTTGTGAATACAAATAACCCCCAGCTTGTTGGGGGTTGTCTTTATCCTTTGATTTATCTTTCTTAGCCATAATCTAACCTGTCATTGGTTCCTGATAGTTCTGCATAACCGTCGCTTCCTCTATCGCATCAATCAAAGTATCAACTTGGTCATCATGATCGTGTGTCATTGCGGCGGTAAATTCCTCACACTCTTCAGTGAACTTAGAAACCCATGGCGCATTTATTGGTAGCATGACAAAACGATCTTCAGGTTTATTTTCATAGTCATTTTCAAGTGGAACTTGCACATCCATAAAGCGTGTTAGCTTGTCGGTACCTCGCTGAACTGGAATTACCGGCACTCCCGCATATGTGCCAAGATTCTGGATTAATTGAGTACCATGAGCTTTATCCTCCACCTTCATCCAGCGGATCGGACGAGTATCGTAGGTGTAGTCTTTATGCTTATCAATGAAATCTTTAGCCTGCCGATTCATTTCGGGTGCTTCCCACTTTCCGCGTAATAAATCAATTAAATAAAGCTTTCCATCCACGCCAAGACCAACCAATAAAAACACAGTAAAGTCATTATGCTCTTTAATTTTTTGAGCTGTATCGACATAGATTGCACGCCATTGAAGCGGTGGTAATTTATCGTAATAACCAAACCATTCGGCTTTTATTAGATCACCGCCCAATTTCTTAGGTTTTTGTTGATATTGACTACTGAATGTATAGCGAGATACCACGGCTCCACTTTTATCCTTACCACCCTTCTCCAATTGAAGTAGCGAAGTAAGAGATTCTTTTAACGGCCAATAGCTTTGACGACCTTTGTCATCACGCTCCACACTCAATGGCACAAGTTTTTGAATATGCTCAGGCAATGTTGCAATGTAATCATCATCAATCAAAGCGGGAATAGAAACTTGCTCCCATTCACCCGGCACATTACCTGACATCACAAAGTTAGTCGGATCTTCCGAGTGAAGCCGTTGCATAATCATGATGATAGGTGTGTCAGATTTGGCTTTACGTGAATTGACAGTGTTTAAAATTTTACGATTAGCTTTATCTCTGGCAGGTTTACTAAAAGCATCCTCCGGTTTAAGTGGATCATCCAGAATAATGCAACCCGTGAATCCACTATCTGCCAATGTACCTGCACGGCGACCTGTAACCTGACCACCCATTGATGCAGCATAGATATGCCCCGCCTCGTAACCATCAACTGTAGTCTTCCAACTCGCCTTAGCATCCGTGCTTGTTGAAATAGATGTAGACCACATTTGCTGAAATTCATCAGACTTCACAATATTTCGCGCTGTTGCAGATACATCCTCAACCAGTGATTGTGAGTAAGACAAATACAAAAATCTTGAGCGCGGGTTGAGCCCAATTCCTCTTGAAATCAAATTTGTGGTTAATTCAGTTTTACCCGCACCAGGTGGAACATTAATCACTAAATTGGCGATATTTCCTTTCACCACCTCATCGATCAACCATGCCACATACACATGATGCCAATTAACCATGAATTTAAAGCCCATTCGCGGTTTAAAGAAGCGACGAGTAAAGAATAAATGATCGTCCTCGCACATCTTTTTTTCTACGTGCGTTTGAACATCCATTAGTACTCCTCTTGCGCTTTCCTTACAGCAGCCTCAACTTGTTCGGGTGTAGCTTGAACCACGGTCGTTTGCAATGGCGCGCCATCTTTACCTGTTACTTCGGTTTTGTTTGTATACTTCCCGCCTACATCCTCTGCCGCTTGCCGCAAAATATTTAAAGCGGCTACCCTGTTTTTACTGTGCTTCTGGTATTGGTTTTCTAGCCGTTGTAATCGAACTGATAAATTAGCAATCGGTATATTATTGGGTTTTGCTAAAAATTCTGACCGTGTAATTTCAAACTCTTTTCTAAGCTCTTGGCTTAGATCTTGCCCTGCTCTTTTTGTTGGATCATATCTTTCGCACTGTTGCCGTGAGACATTTAAATCCTTGTATTCTTCGTTGACGAGCCTTGCTGTTTCTTCTGGTGTATTAAATACAGCAAGTGACCGTACAATAAAGAGTTTCACCTCTTTTCTGAGGGCTGCCATAAATATCCACCTGTCAACGTACGTCAACGTAAATAGTCAAAAAAAGAACCCTGAGGCTCTACTTAATCAAACACGTCCCACAACACGCAGCTATATTCTTTTCTGATACAAACGGCGCTTGCTTCGCGACTTCGACCAGACGCTTAATGTCATCACTCGCACCCCATCGTTTGACTACGCCCACAAACTCCTCAACATCGTGCCCAGCCAAATAATGCTTCGGCAGACCAGTGTGGTCACTGTATATGATCTCACCGTCTCCATCACGCTCAACGCCAATATGATAGAGCTCATGTTCAATCAGAGCACAAAACTCTCGATCACTCGCCTGCTCGCAGAAACTGGCATCAATGGTAATGAGATAAATAGGTACAAAGCCAAACCAATCCCGCATCTGTTGTTCTTGACGTGCTTTTTTCCAACCACCTTGATTAAACATCACCTTTTCACATTGCCCCAACACCATGCGCTTTGCACGAGTAAATGCAGATGATGCCCATGCAAATGCTAGAAACGTTTCGTCATCATGAAGTAGCTCGGCTATATGATCATGATCCGGGTTGTGCAGCTCTCCGCCCAATGTCAAAAAGTTTGCAATCACCCATTCTTTTAATTCTGGCGCAGCAATGATGCGAATTGCTTCCTCTTCTTCAGCTTGGTCGATAAAGTCAGTCTGGGGAAATGGTCTGTATTGGTCCATTGAATGTTTGCCCCTTTAACCTTTTAAGCCATGAAACGGCGAAGTTTGATTCGATCTGTAATGGTCCGGAATCATCAATCTTGTATTTATTGGCCGATTCTATACGAACAACTGTATAACCCAATTCATAAGCGCGATCGTAACGCTCCATGCTCCAAGCTTTTGTTGCAAGTTTTCCACCACGTCCACCTGACCATGGACCGCCAGATATTTCCACTAAAATCCTGTGTTCAATAAGATGAAAATCAAACCGCCAATGCTTTGTAGACAAGAACTGAAATTTCTTCTCGTACTTGATGCCGAGTATGTTCAAGGCTTTTTCAAAGTCTTCTTCGGCTTCCTCATAGCTAATTTTAGCCTTAGGTAAAGGTCTGGTTCTTGGCTTTGGCTTATACGGCTTTTTGTTTGTAGCTCGCTTATATGCATCAACGTCCATAGCGCTTAATGTTCTGTTTGATTGTCTCAATGTTCCCATCGATCTGCCGAATGCGCTTATCGCACTCAAATTTAAATGCGATTGGCGCATTCAAATGATTCAAGCTTTCGATTTTCTCTTTATCTTCATGCAGCTTTTTTAAATTCTTTTTCGCTTCGAGAATATCCATAGGCACCCCGTCATTAAAAATAAAGAAAGAAAAACCCCGCCAATAATCGATATTTAGCGGGGTTTCATTTGCCGTAATCCGTTCGGCTAGAGTGAAACTGGTGGTTCTGGCTGGATTCGAAGCAACATCAGCCGATTAAGTGAAACAACCCAGCTATTTAAAAGTGAATAGCTGGGTTGAGTAGTACCGAGTAGTTGAAGGCTACTGTATGTGTTAAGGGGTCGCCAATCCACACCGTAAATACGCACGTCTTTAGGTGGTCAATCCAAGGGTAGTGTTTAAACATCAACTTCGCACCCTTCTACTCACTTTACTGACCAAATAAAGCGCTTATCAATTTTGGTATGAAAGCCTGATAAGTGGCTCTCGTTTTTTTGCTTGTGATCGACCACATACAAGCGAATGAGTGATTAAGGATAATGAATCCCTGTCTAACCCTTTACGCCCCTATGATGTGCTAGGTAATAAGCCTAATGCCAAGGGTGAGCGCTCTCGTCAGATTAGTGCGGAAAATTATTCGACCAATCATGATGATCAATATCAAAACAATGAGTTGGTTCGTGCTGCAAGTGGTTATGTTGATCATGTTGTTAGTAGAGGCTGGACCTATTCTGATCTCGGCCCAGAAGTTTATCAAAAAGAAGATGTTCCAGAATTTTGGCCTTGGAATGAACAACACTGGAAACCAAAAAGTCCACGTGAAGATTTGGTAAGAGCTGCCGCTCTATTGATTGCTGAAATTGAACGTATTGATCGCAAAGAAGCTGACGGAGGTTGATGTGAAAATTAGATTAGAGGAAATGACTCAACAAGATAAAGATGATCGTTTGAATCGGTTTCTAACTGCACCAGAGCAACAACTTTTCCCTCAAGAAGATGTTGCGATTTACTTAGCATGTTCAACACATACACTTCAAAGGCTGCGCTGCACCGGCGGTGGAATTCCTTACTCAAAAGTGGGTCGCAGCGTTGCATATAAGAAAGCAGATGTGCTCAGGTTTCAGCAGAAGCAAACAGTAATGAATACAGCTCAACTTGCTTCTTAG